GTCTCTGGCTAAGGATGAAGATTCATTAATAGCTAGTGACACACCGGATGAAACCAAAATGGTTCAAAAGGAGATCAATATGTCGGAAGTACAAACTCCCGAAATCGACTTGGAAGCATTCGCAAAGCAAGTAGCAGATGAGACTGCTGCTAAAATTGCGATGAAGCAAGCCGAAGAAAAAGCTGCCGCTGAGAAGGCTGCGGCTGAAGAAGCTGAGAAGGCGGCCGTTGAAGCGGAAGCTAAGGCAGCTCAAGAAGCAGAAGTTCAGTCTGCAATTAAAGTAGGTATCGAGTCAGGTGCAGATCGCTTGATGTCAGACCTCGAAGCTAAAATGGCTGAGAAGGATGCTAAGATCGAAGAAGTAATTCTTCAGTACAAGACTCAGCTCGAAGAGAAGAACGAAGAGCTTACGAAGATTCGTGAGTCAAAGCGTGTATTCTCTGATCGCAAGAGCGAGCAAGATATGAGTGCGTTCCGTAAGGAACTCATGTACGGACACCTGATGGGTGTTTACACTGGTAAGGGTTGGAACACTGACTACGGTCGTAGTGTTCTTGAGAAGGCTTCTATGTCTTACCCCAACAGCACTTCTGTAGCTGACACAGACAACTTGCTTGCTCTGCAGGTTAGCACAGCAATCGAAGAGGAAGTCAAGCTCGAGTACCGATTGGCTCAAATCTTCCGTGAGATTACCATGAACGCTAAGTCAATGGTAATGCCTCTCCAGTCAGATACTGGTCTTGCAGTATTTAGCACTGGTGGTGAGCAAGCTCACGCTGTAGGTGACACAACTGGTCTTTCCCTCCGTGGTGGATCAGCAGGTGACTATGCTGCTAAGCAGAAAATCTTGCAGGCATTCCGTCTGATTTCAACTACTTTCATGGACAACCATGTTGACGAGGAAGTACTTGTTAATTTGATGCCTATGCTTACACAAGGTGTTGCACGTGCACACGCTCGCGCTGTAGATAACATGATTATCAACGGTGAATCCGGTACTATTACTGGTCTGAAGGGCTTTGCAACTGCACTTGGCACCACTATTGATATTGACCAGTCAGCTTTGGCTGCAACTTCAGTATCAAGCCTGACTGCTGGTACGCTTCTTGAAGCGCGTAAGCAGATGGGTAAGTATGGTCTTAACCCTGCAGACGTAACATACGTTGTGAGCCAGAAGCGCTACTACGATCTGATTGCAGATCCAGCGTTCGCTGATATCACTGACGTAGGTTCAGATATCGCTACTAAGGTAGTTGGTGCCATCGGTGCAGTTTACGGTTCACCCGTAATCATCTCTGATAACTTCGGTTCAGAGTCTGCCGGTGAGTGTGCTGCAATCGCAGTCGCTACAGCCAACTATGTAATCCCACGTCTCCGTGGTGTTACAGTAGAGCAGGATTACGAAGTTGCGCGTCAGCGTAATGTAATCGTAGCTCACCAGAGCCTCGGCTTTGATGAGGTCTTCGCAGACGATGCATTGAATCGTTCAGCAGTGAAGATCAACCTAGTAGCTTAATAACTACTGTTATAGACTGGGGCGGTCCGCCGCCCCAAGTTTTTTACCAATTGACTTATGGCTAATTTAATTACAGTTGACAAATATAAAGAGCTTGAAGGTATCTCCTCTACCAAGGAGGATACTAAGCTGGATATCTTAGTTCCGGCTGTGAGCCAATTGGTAAAAAACTATTGTGGAAATAGTATTATTGATTTTTATACTACTTCCAAAGTAGAAACTTTTAACATTGATTGGGACACTCATATTGTTCAGCTAACAGAGAGTCCACTTGTTTCTGTAAGTAGTGTAGAAACACGATCTAGCTTTACTGCTGACTATACAAGTTTGAGCAGTACAAATTATTTTGTAGATTTAGATACTGACAGCCTTCTTCGAGTAACTGGAACAGGCTATAGAAACTGGCCTCGCGGCGCAGGCGCTGTTCGAGTTACTTATAACGCAGGCTATTCTACAACTCCATTGGATCTTCAACTTGCAGTTGCCGATCTAATTACATATTATTTAAGAGACGAGCACAAAACTCGTCAAACTCTTGCAGGAGCAACAAGAGAAACGCAAGAAAGCAGCATACGAAATAGTCCTGCTTTCCCGGACCATATCAAGCGAGTACTTGATTTATATAAAAACTTCTAATGGCTAAAAAAGATCTGGACGCTTTTGCAAAATATTTAGAACAACAGATAGCAAAAGACGTACAAGAATACAGGCTTCTAATAGCAGATTGGGAGCCCCATACAATTAAAATTGTAGAAGAGGAGGTTAAGAATGAGGCCAGAGATGCGTTAAGAGATATACTCGGGCTTCCGGCAGGTGCTCAGCTAAGTAATACTTTCGAAGAAATAATCGAAAGAGATGTTGCTAAATTGTGTAAACGTTTGTGGGATTCTTTTGGAGAATCAAAAACTACTCAATTCTGGGAAGTAACAGCAGAGCTTGATGGAAATCCGCAAAACTTTACTTTTAGAGTTGCACAACGACCAGGAGTTAAAAAAGGAAAGCAGAGCGTATTTGGTTATATCCGCTCTATTAAGCAAGAAGGTCAAAGGGATTTAATTAATAATTTAGATAACGCAATACTGGCAGATGAAAATATTGATGATTCTAAAAGATTAAAAAGAAGGAAAACCATTACCACTAAAAGTGGAGCCCCTTTCGATATTTTAGTACCAAAGCGTTTTTTAGATATTGGACACGATCAAGATACAACAGTTGTTATGGCACGAAGTCGCGCAACTAAAAGGGCTTTAGATACTTACAAGTTTAGTACTCAAGAAGCAGAAGCATACGCAAAACGAGTATTAGGCACAGGAAACAGATACTGGCTTCAGGTATCTAAAAAACCTGGAAAAGGTAAAAATGAAATCGCCGAGTTTAGTGCTTCTTTAGAGGCTTTTGGAAATAACGCTGCAAAAGCTTATACAGATGCGTTAAACTCAGGAAGCATACAAAGAAGGCTAGACCTTTTAGTAGAGAAAGGCGCTCAAAAGTTTGCAACTCAACCGGGCTCAGATTCTCCAGTTGACGTAATAGAAAAAAGGTTATTAAACCAGTTTCACGAAATAGGAAGTCAGAAGAAGAAACATAGAAAGACAAATATCAAGAAACAAAAAATTAATAACAAACCTTCTACAGGTAAGAGTAAAGTAAACAAACCTAAAAGCGTAAAAAGTAGAAAATATACAGAAAAAGCAGTAACAATAGGCAAGTCAGGTGGAAAAGCTGGGAGTAGAGCTAGTAAAAGTAGAACTAATGTACGAATGTTACTAGGGCCGTTACAGCAAAAAATAAATAGTCAAGTACTGAAGAATATGGAAGCTCCAGCACTTGAAAATAGAACAGGAAGATTTGCAGCTTCTGTAAGAATTACAGATATTGCAGTTACTTCTCAAGGATTTCCAAGTGTTGGATATACTTATCAAAAAAGTCCATATCAAACATTTGAAAAAGGGTACGCGCAAGGAAGCGCAGAAAGAGACCCAAGGACATTGATAGACAGATCTATACGAGAAATAGCGGCAGAGCTCGCAGTAGGAAGGTTCTACACTAGGAGAGTATAATGACAGAAAGAACTTACGCAACTCGTAGACAATCAATCGTTAATGCTCTCGTAGAAAAGTTTAAAACAATTAATGGTAGTGGCAACTTTTTGAGTAATGTTTATGAAAACGTTTCTCCTCGCCTGAAGTTTTGGGATGAAGTTGAAGATTTTCCGGCAATTCATTTGAATGCAGGGTCCGAGACGAGAGACTACCAAGCCGGAGGCTATAAAGACAGATTTTTGAGTGTTACTGTTAGAGCCTACGTTAATGAGGAAGATGCTGTGGATGCTCTAGATAAGCTACTAGAGGATATAGAAACAGTAATCGAAGAAAACTCACGTCTCGCCTATACGGACAGACAAAATAACACACAATATACTCAACAAATTACTGTAGTCAGTATTGATACTGACGAAGGTGTACTTGAACCATACGGTGTAGGCGAAATGCTACTGGAGGTTCGATACTAGGAAACGGCTGGCAAGAACAAACGTTCACGTCCTAGTCCTTTCCATATTCATAGGAGATAAACTATGGCTTTACATTTTAGCAGAGATACCAAAGTATACGCTAGAAAAGGCAACAAAGTATGGGAGATTCCGGTATTGGATGGTTTCTCCTTCTCACAGGCGACAAACGCGTCCGAGATTACTCTGAGTGAAATGTCAAACTCTGCGGGTCAAACTCGTCGTGCTCGCCAAATGTTCAATGACTCATATGCACCTGCAGAATGGTCTTTCCAATCTTACGCACGTCCAAACCCTGCCGCTCAAGACAATTTTCCAGCAGAAGATTTGTTGTGGGCAATGATGTTTAGTGATTCAACTTACTCAGGCTCAGCTTATAGTGCATCTTCGATTCAAAATACTGGTAGCACTTTCGTAGTTACTACAGGTGAGTCGAATACTTCAACTGTAGGTACTTTTGATCTATTCTTTGTAATGGGTGCAGGACTTCCTGCCTTCGCAAACGGAGATTCTTTCTCTGCGAGCTCTGGTGCAACAATTTATCAAATCGAAAGCTGTGTTGTAAACGAAGCGTCAATTGACTTTGAAGTTGATGGTATTACTACTATTAACTGGTCAGGTTTCGGTAAACTCATTTCTGAGTCTGCGGTTTTCGATGCTGGCACTGTAGAAGATCGACAAACAGACAGCACTAGTAACTTTATTCGTAACCGACTCACTACTCTAAATATTACTGGAGATGCAAATGGTGATGGTTCAGATAAGACTTATGATGTTACTTTGACTGGAGGTAATCTTACTTTCAGCAATAACTTAACTTATCTTACTCCAGAGACTCTTGGTGTTGTAAATCAGCCATTCGAAGCTGTAACGGGTACACGTCAAATTGGCGGTAACTTTACTTGCTACCTTGGAAATGGTGGTAACCAGAGTGCGGATCTTTTCGAAGATTTGATAGAAGCTACAAGTAATGTTACAAATAACTTTGACTTAACGTTCACAATTGGTGGTGCTTCAGCTCCGAAGATTGCTCTTCAGATGCCTAACTGTCACCTCGAGCTGCCTGCTCACTCAATTGAAGATGTAATCGCTCTGGACACTACGTTCCACGCACTCCCATCTACAATCGACGAGGCAGACGAACTAACAATCACCTACACAGGTGCATAATAAGAAAAACGTTATATTTAAGGGGCTTCGGCCCCTTTTTCTTACTCCTCTAAAAAATAACTCTTGACATTTTATCTCCCCTCCACTATAATTACAGAATACAAAAAACCACTTTTTATAAGGATACAAAATGAGTAATACCCCTGTTTCATTAGCGAGTCTCATGACTCCGAGTAAAACCGTAGCCATTGACTTTCCCGGGTACACCGGAATGAACGTTAGCCTTTGTTATTTGGCACGGGAAGAATTACTAAAGCTACGCAAGAAATGCGTTAGCACGAAGTTTGATAAGAAAACTCGTCAGCCTGAAGAGGTACTAGACGAAGATAAGTTTCTTGTGGAGTATTGTAAGGCAGTTATTAAAGATTGGTCAGGACTTAAATATCGCTACCTAGAAGAGCTTCTTTTGGTAGATATTGGCGACCTAGACCCGAATGATGAGCTTCCTTATACTCAAGAGAATGCAGAGCTTCTAATGAAGAACTCTAATACTTTTGATAGCTGGGTTACTGAGACTGTAGGTGACCTTGATTTTTTTACTGGAAGCAATTAGAGAGAGTTTCGTCTCTCCTTGAAAGGTATATACGCGAAGCAGATTCTAAGGTCGATGTCGACAAGTATCTTGCTATCTGCGAACAACTAGGGGAAGAACCCGATCCCGAAAGAATGCCGCTCGAACCTTCTGACTTTCCAGAAGAAGTTCAAGTGGCATTTTTTATGTTCAGCCTTCTACCAGATCACTGGGAGGGAATGAGCGGAACATATATGGGAAAATACTGGGATGGTATAGATTATTTTTTCAAGTTGTACGAAGTAGATAATCCCAGAGTTATATTATATATAATGAAGATGTACGAAGGTTTGATAGTAAACTATCGTGCAGAGCAAGCGGACAGAAAGCGTAAAGCAGAAGAACGTAAAGCTCAAGGCGGTGGAAAAAATTACACCCATAACGTCAAAGGCTAATGGCAAAAAAGATTCAAATTGATGTACTGGTTAATGGCAAGATGGAGAAAGCCACCGTCTCAGCCAAAAAACTAAAAAGTGCTTTAGATGGCGTATCGAACTCTCAAGATCGAGCAAATGCTAGCGCCAGAACCTATGACCGTCGTACTAAGGGTGCTGCTCAAGCAACCGCAAACGGAACTAAAGAGTTTTCTAAAATGTCGCAAGGTATGGGCGGACTCGTCGGTGCCTATGCGACTGTTGCCGCTAGTGTATTCGCATTGTCTGCGGCATTTCAATTCATGCAACGAGTTGGAGATATGTCTGCGCTAACATCAGGACAAGAGATGATGGCCGCTAGAACTGGTGCCTCTATGAAGTTGCTTTCTAAAGATATTCAAGCCGCTACTGCAGGAATGATCTCGTTTAAAGACGCGGCGCAAGCTGGCGCTATTGGTAAAGCAGCAGGTCTTACTTCAGATCAGTTACAAAGACTCGGTACTGTAGCGAAAAACGCAGGTACAATTTTAGGTAGAGATGTAACTGACTCATTCAATCGTCTTACTCGAGGTGCTATCAAAGCAGAACCAGAACTACTGGACGAACTCGGTATTATTGTAAGAATCAAAGAAGCATCCGAAGATTATGGTAAAATTATTGGAAAGAATGCAAATGATCTTACCACATTCGAAAAAAGCCAAGCAGTAGTAAACGCAGTGCTTGCACAAGGTGAGACTAAGTTTGATGATGTTGGTAAGTCTGTAAATAAAGTTACTCAGCTGGGTGCAAAGTTCCAAGATATGTTAAAAGACTTGGGCGAAAGTATCGCCCCTGTAGTTAATTTCTTGGCAGGAAGTTTTGCATCAAACGTAGAAGCTCTGGCTGCTGCTTTCGGTCTGATTGGAGTTTCTATTATCAAGGGCTTAGTTCCTGCTCTGCCTGCAGTAAAAAGAACAGAGCAAGACATCGCTGCTGCAAAGGATCGTATTTCAAAGGGCGTAACTAAGTCAAAAATTGGAGAAGAAGTAGCAGCTGGAAAGTTTGAGAAGAAGCAACTCACCGCACTAGAAAGAGCCGCAAAAGCAAAAAATAGTAGAGTTATTAACTACTCAAAAATGACAAAGCAGGCTTTGATTCGAGACTTGCAAATTATTAAAATTGAAACTTTACGTACTGCCGCCGAAGGTGAAACAGGTATGAAAAGAATGTTCCTCTCTTGGGAAGTTCAGCTTTTAGAATATGAAGCAGAGTACGGAAAAGCCATGGGAAGAATGAGAATGGCTGGGGCCATTGTTGCGGGTGTATTTTCAAAGATTATAGGTGCTTTATCTTTTGCGGGTATTGCTGTAATGGTATACCAGCTTGGAAAAGATTTAAATGACAAGCTCTTCCGCAA